ATTGCAATCCCAAAAGAATTTTGCATCTAACATTCTTTTATCGCTCGAACCAAATCATAGTAACCAGCACGCCAAACGAAAGACTTAGCATCTGCCTTGCCTTCTCGCTCAACCACATCAGACGCCTGCCACTTGAGCACCATCGTAGCCAGCAGTGGGGACAATGCATCCTGATTCAGTCTCCAAAACTGGTTCTGATGCATTGCAACAAGCATATTCCAGATGGTCTTATCAAGCTCTTGGCGCGTCACTTCGTCGCCATCTGCAACGTCATCAAAAACCTGGATAGCCTGATAGATCATCAGCAGCCATTCAACGGCAGACGATGGCAACCCAAACGCCTTGCTCAGGTTGTCATGCAGCGATTGAATGGCGCTCATTTATCAATCTTCCTCTTGCTCTCGTTCTTCCCAGGCTTGGCAGGATCGCAGGTCATGACAGATAAAGTCGAACTTGTCACAGTAGCCACGGAAGCCAGCATCAACATCCCATTCGTTCCATGGAATGCGATCCATCTTCACCTGGGTCATGACAGAATTATCGTAGTATTCGCAATTCGAACACCTACGCCGACGGGCTTCAGCCTCATCGACCTGCATGGCCTTGGCCAGCGCCATCCAGTAGGGTTTATTCGCCCCACGTTCGTTAGTTGGCTTCTCAGGCCCGAGCATCCAGTCATCAATAACCGTTTTGGTGTTCTTCTTGTTCTCTGATGCCGTGATGAATGGTTCCTCAATTGGAAGCCCTCCGAAGCGAGAGACAAAAATCTTAGGTAGCTTTGCGCCTTCCATGTTATTCCCTTTAGGTGATCTCGCGGCCAGAAATGCGCAGAGTGAGTGCCGTGGCTGCGCTGGCAATGGTGCTGATGAATGCGCCAGGATCAAGCTCGTGCCCAATCAACTCTGGACAATTGTACGTCTCGCCAGGGACAACGGTTCGATCATCAATGATAAGGTTTGCATTGGTCGCAGACCCGCCAGACTGGATGAGGTTAACGCTGAATGAGCGGTTAACTGTGTCAGTGTTGGTCACGGTAGCTTTGTCAATCAGTGCCTTGCAAAGCGTGGCAGTGTATTGAGTCGTGTTGGTGGCCTCCATCTGTTTGGGAGCCACCAGAGTCTTAGGCGTAACTGTCATTTTTATACCCTAATGTTGTTTGAAACTGTGACGATGATAGATGGTATAGCCGGAACTGGTGCAACTGCTGCAAAGTATTGGAGCTGTACACTTGTATCACTCACCGCCCACATAAATTGAACGTAATCGCCAGCCTTCAGGTCAAGAAAGAAATTCGCTGCGCTAAAAATTTCAGCATCATTTCCCTGAATTCTTACTTGGCTGGCTGAATTTGCAACGTTTACGCCATTTACTCTCGGCCAAATCCAAAAATTTGCAGTCCCACCGCTTGTTTTATCTACCTGAACAGAAAATTGGAAGTTGTAAACGCCTTCTGTATCAACTTGGATTTCAGAGTTGCCAGGCCGCAAAAATACGCCGTAGGACAAGTCCGTTGTGTTGTAGGTAATGGCATAAGCCGTATTGATCGCGGCAGCCGTCTGGATAGTCGTGTCATAAAACTGACCATATCTGGCCCGTTTCACTGGTGGATGCACAGGCATCATTTGCAATCCGCCAATTTCAGACATTAGCCTATCAATCTGTAATAAGGCTTCTTCAGCCTTAATATCAGCAATGGCCGAACTAATTGCAGAATCCTGCGCGAGCTTATAAAGTTGATCTATTGTTAGATTGGCATTCGCCAGGGCTCCGCCAGCATCAAAAACAGTGCCCTCTGATATATCTATCTGCTGATTTGTTGTTGTGAAAAGTTTCTCAAACTGCTTTACCTTCTCATGGTCGTTGAGAAACGATGCAAGCTGATCGCGCGTGAGACCTAGCTTTTTCGTTGCCATCAGTTCACCAGCCCTTCAATTTGAGCCTCAAGCCTAACGAATGAGACATGAGCTTGACTGTCACCACGAAACCGCTGAATTCTCCAGTTCCTCATTGCGCCCTGCTGGAACCACACAAGCCGCTTTTTGGTGTCTCCGATGGTGCCAACTCTGATCGGACGATCTTGGCTCCAAGATAGCCCATCCAACGAATAGCTCGTTGTGATGATTGGATTGGCACCGAGAGCCACGCGGCCAGGCAATGAGACTAGTTCGAGGCGATTAAATATGGCACCGTTGCTCTCGTTGTATACGATCATGGTGCCAAACTCCCACCGCACAATCTGGCCCCAGTGCGTGCTAATGGTGTCGATAAGATAACCAACACTTGATGACTGAGGGTCTCCAACCAGCCAGCGATCGTAGGCCCAAACCATGTTCTTAGCCCGATACTGGCTAAACCCATTCGTCGATGTGGTCAGCGTGAACCACACGGCTTGCTCTAGCTCTTGTGAGGCCGCCCCATCGTAGACAATCGTGCGATCAGGCAGATGAATATATAGCTGCTGATGCGCTTTGTCGTTGCGAGCCTCTAGTTTGACCTCTGATAGTTCTGCCTCAGTGTAGTTCAGCAAAATATCGTCAATCTCTTGAGTGCTGATCTTCTGGGCCTGTGCGTTTGCTCCAAGATAGATTCCGGGAGCCTCGTTGCGCCCACTGCCAAGAAACGCAATCATCTCAAGATAGACGCAACACGCATGGGTGCCGATAACGCCCTTAGTAATCTGTGCACCGTCAATCCGAGAGAATGGAAAGAAGTCACCGCCAACGTTATCAAACACTTCAATAGTGTTACGGTTTAGCGCATAGACCTCATTCCGCAGCTTCAACACGGCAAGCACTGGATCAGGATCAACTTCAGAAGATCCATACTTCAGCGGGTTGACCTGGGTAGGGTCAGTCAGTTCCGTGACAACCAGGCTTGTGCCATCAGTCGTCATGAAGTAGCCGTCGACAAAAACGACATCAAGAACAGTGCCCAGGTCTGGGTCAGTCACTTGAGTTAATGCGCCGTTCCAATAATACAGTCGGCCACCTGATGCGATGGCTAGTCGGTCGAAGCTGTAATCGAACGTGACTAGGCTATCAACAGGGCCTCCAACGTCACCTAGTACGGTCACAGTCCCATTGCTGGCTACGGTCACAAGCTTGGTGCCCATGACACGATAGCATGTGCCATTCCAATTGATCCCACCTCGATCAACCCCAGGCCCAGTTCCATTTGACACAATGCCATCAGCAGGCCGCAGGAATCCAGCACCGATACCGCTATTCTTCGGCACTGGTACAAGGTTCACAGGGTAAGACGTGCGCAGGTCTGGACCGTTGTCAGTGTAGATGCCGTTAAGGATGCTAATCTGGGTCATGATTTCGCCTTGCAATTTTCAAAATGCCATCTACGCATTGCATTTCCGCCAATTTTCCCACAGTGTGGGCATTCAATTTTTGTTTGAATGCGCCCACTAAGTGCGACAGATGCCCTTTTGCGTTCTTCGTTGCTTCGCGTTTGACCAGTTCTACTTTTGTTTCCTGTAACCCACTCACGCTGCGCAGACTTCCATTCATCAGTGTGTTTATATCCGAGAGAACGTTTTTTTCCTCTGTGGGCATCTGACATTTTTTGACGCATTTCTTCCGTGTGAGTAAAACCATTCGCCTTCACAGACGCTGAGATTTTTGCACGCACATCAGCAGAAACAACTTTACCGCGATGTGCCGCGCCGACCTTTTCTCGCCACTCTTTCGTCTTCGCCCATCCGGAAGTTCCATCACCACCATCTGTAAGATTGCATAGCCTGATACCTGTCATGCGAAGTTGAGATATGCGTTCTTGTTCAATCAAGAATGCAAGTTCTTCATCAAGATCGGTTGCAACCATGCGGACATAAAACCCGCCGGCCTTACGCTGAGTCCTCTGCCAAAATTCATTTCTATGATGATGACTTCGGACTGCATAACGCTTTCCAGTACCTTTTCCAACATAGAAAACAGCACCCGTGTCTGAGCGAAGATGCTCATAGACGTAGAAGCGATTTTCTGATGTTGACATGATGTTCACCACTTAACCTTGTTGGCCCACCATGCCGCACTCATCTTGCCCTTGGAGATGTTCTCAGCGTGACGCGCCTTAAACGATTCCCGCCGAGCCTTGTCTGCTGCGCTTTCACCCTCGCGCTTCGGTGAGCCGCTAACCCCCTGCTGGCCAAAGCGAATAGTTTTAATCTGGTCTCCAGACTTCGCCACAACGACGTGAGACTTCGTCGGATGGCTTGGAGTGCGCTTGGGCTTGTTATAGCCTTCGACGCCAGCGCGCTTTAAGCGTGAATCTGTTTTCAAGATTGGCTCCGGTTGCCCGGCACCTTGCGACACCGGGCATTTTCTACATCTACATCCAGCCAAATAAAAAGGCTTTTTGGCGTTTTCGTGTTCAGCAGTGTTTATTCAACTGGCACATTTACCACGCCTTCAAGCAAAAACCAGTCGGTTTCATACGCATCAGCATAGCTTTTTAGAGATGCATCTAGCGCCGCGCCAGTCTTCATTGAAAAGAGCAACTGTTCAAACACTAACTCGGCAAAAAGTACCCGCACCATAAAGTACGGGTCTTGCCTGCTCACTATTTCATAAGCGGCCATGTCAGTTCCTTAAACGGTACGAGACAGCTTAACTTTGACTTGACCTGCTGCAACTGCGGTCGTATCGGAGTCGGCTGCACCGCCCGTGATCGCGATGCCCAACCCCAGAGCAAAACGAAATCCGTTAAACCCGATTGGCAGTGACGCAACCCCAGGCACCCCGCCAACTGCTGCGGGAACCGGGATAATCATTTCAGGCACGTCAGTACCGACCGTTGGAGCTGTGGCTTTGTTGTAGAGCTTAACGAAAGCTGCTGCGGCACCCGTGTTCGTCGCCCAAAATGCGTGCAAACCGCTTGTGCCCGTAAGAATCAACGCGCCATTGGTTGTCGCTGCCGAGTTGACAAAATACGGGGTAGCTGGAACGGCTG